GAGTTCGAGGTTCTCTAGGTTCAGTGCGATCATTGGATCATCGACGTTCTCATCGGTGAGTGGTATCTTGTGATGCACTTCCCATCCTGCCTTGCCGCATCGTTCGCAGATGCCTCTTGCCATCAGCCTCTTTGTTTCTTTTACCTTCGCCCATGCTTTGCTGTGGTAGAACTTCTCTCGTTTCTTACTTGGTGTTGGCATTGATTTATCCTCGGGTGACCTTGAGTCCAATCGAGGAACGGGGCGAAGTAGCACCTCATTGATTCTCGCGGTCACACATATGTTATCACGTCATAAAAAAGTAAATAAATAAAAAGACAGGGTTGCCTGTCTACTTTCTGTCCACTCTTTTCATGATGTCCCTTAGTATCTTGCAGACCCCGCTTTTGGAGTAGTGGGCTTTCTTCGCTGTGTCGCCTAGTGAGTAACCCTTCACTACGTGAAGATAATAAACGTTGAAGTGTGGTCCTTCTATTCCGTTACGTATGTCAGTAAGGAGTCGAATGTACCTTCTTTTAGCACGCTCTAATGTTTCAATTTCGCATTTTGTTTTTTCTATTCTTTTTTCGTAGCCTGTTGTCTGTCTTTTTGTAACTGCTACGGCTTGAAGCTCGACGTATTGGTCCAGTTGGATCTTCCTGATTCTTAGGTTGATTTTAGTGTCTTCAAACTGGCGGATGGCTTCGATTGTCGCTGGTTGAATCATGCTCTTTTCTCCTTTGCTGCTTTTATCTTTGCTTTGACTGCGTTGATTAGGTCATCTTGTGTGAGTCGCTTTGCTGTGAGTCTCATCATGACGGTGTCATCAGCTGTTCGGCTCATGCATATGTGGTTAATAATTACCGATTCTTTTTGGCCCTGTCGGTAGAGTCTGGCGTTGGCTTGTTGGTATTGCTCTAGGTTCCATGTAAGTCCGAACCATACGATGATGTGTCCTCCGGCTTGTAAATTTAGGCCGTGCCCCATCGATGCTGGATGAGCTAGTAGCATTCCGATTTTTCCTTCATCCCAGTCTCTTTTGTCTTGGTCGGTTTTTAGGATCCTCGGTTTTAGGTGTTTGAAGTATTCTTGTAGTCGCTCTAGGTCATGCTGGTATTGGTAGAAAACCATCACGGGTTTTCCTTCGTTCGCTTCCATGATTTCCTCTAAGGCTTGGAGTTTTAAATTGTGAATCAGTACCCACTTTGGATTTTCTGTCGTGTAAACCGCACCGTTTGCCATCTGGAGGAGTTTATTCATCACGACTCCGGCGGAGGTTGCGACTACGGTTTCTTCGTCTAGGGTGATGAGGTATTCGTTTTCCATCTCTTCGTAAACCTTCCGAATTTTCTCTGGCATGTCTATGTGGATGATGTTATCGACTCTTTCTGGAAGGACTAGGTAGTCTTCGGCTTTCATGCTTACGGCTATGTCTTTAATCCTTCGGTAGATTTCTCTTTCTGCTCCCTTTTTTAGCTTGTAACTCCACACCTGTGTTTTGTTCCGTTTATCAGGTAGGAAGAAGGCATCTCGGTATTGAGTGATCGTTTTTCCTAATCGTTCGCCTTGGTCTAATAAATAGATTTGACTCCACAGGTCCATTAATCCATTTGGTGCTGGTGTTCCTGTTAGCTCGACGAGTCTTGGAGTGATTTGAGTCATCACTTTAGCTGCTTTGAACCTCTTCGCTTGTCGGTTCTTAAATGATGACGATTCGTCAATGACCATCATCTGGAATGGCCATCTTCCAGCTCTTGCCTCTTTCATGTATTCAAGTAGCCACACGGTGTTTTCCCTATTGATGATGTAAATGTCGGCGTTTGTATCGAGTGCCTTTATTCTTTGCTTCTCGGTTCCAACGACTCGGCTGATTCTTAAGTGGTGGAGGTGGTCCCACTTATCGATTTCCTCTTGCCATGTGAGTCTTGCTACCTTTAGTGGTGCGATCACGAGAACCTTATTCACTGTTAAGTAATTATTCATTAATTCGTTTATTGCTGTGAGGGTGCACGCGGTCTTGCCTAGGCCCATGTCGAGGAATAGGGCTATTCGCTTTTTCGCTATTATGTTTCTTACGGCGAATTTTTGATATTCGTGTGGTATGAATTTCATCGGCTTAGTTCCTCCATTATTGCGTCTACTTCTTCTTTGTTCTTGGCGGTGTAGACTTTCGCTCCGGCTTTTCGCATCCTGTCGATTTGCCATTTCTGTAATTTGGAGAATCTTCCTCCTTTCGGCCTCTTGGTTTCCACGAATGCTGTTCGGCCGTTTAGGATTACGATTCTATCTGGTACGCCCTTTTGTCCGGGTGATTCAAATTTGTATGTAATTCCGCCGCGTCGCTCGACTTCTTTTGTCAGGTAATTTTCGACGGCGTTTTCGAGTGTGTTCTTACCCATGCTTTTTCTTGGGGTGGAACAGTGGAACAGTGCTTCACGCGCGAGGTAGTTTGCGAATTCCTTTCGGCGTGCGCTTGATATGTGCGAGTGTGCGTCAAGCGCGTTTCCTACGAAGTTATAGAATTTCCTGTTCCACCCTGTTCCACCCCCGTTTTTTCCTTTCTCACCTTTAGGTGTTTATCGGCGCTACCCCGGAACAGGCTCATTTTTCTTAACTGTTCCACCCTGTTCCTGTTCCGCCCCGACCCTGTTCCACCTCGGAGCCTGTTCCACCCACCTGTTCCACCTTTTCGGTGCTTATTGTCGGGGGAATTCCAGCTTATCTAGTTCCTCCTCGATGCGGGTTAACTCTACTCTCGCTGATTTAACTATTTCTTCAAGGTCTATTAAGTCCGGAACCTCGAAGTCTTTTTCGGTGAGCTGGAGTCCTACTCCGTCGTGGTCGCTCCATGACTCTTTGATTATTTCCGTTTCTCCGTATTCGTTTTCTATCGGTGCTTCTATGTCATCCCATTCATTGATGGTAATGTAAGCGCTCATGGCGAGTGAGGTTCCTTCTTTGAGGTAGGTCTTATAGTAGTAGTGCTCCGTGAGCTTTAGTTCTTCTACTCTTTCGGAGGATTTTTCTTTCCTGAATCCGTTTGTTTCTAATAAAGCGATGAGTGCTGCGGTTTTCTCTGTCATTGTTTTCTCCTCCTTAGAACGGGAGTTCTGGGTCGTCTGGATCGTACGGTCTCACGTAGCATCTCTGCTTGCCGTAGGGGCCGACTCTATGTTGTTTGTCGTCCTTGAGCCATCCGAGGGTTCGTAGTGCGTCGATGATTCTTACTGAATCCGTGAAGGTCATCGATTCCTTGTCCTTCTGGAGGCATTCGCACCAGATTTCGATTGCGCTTATTTGGTATCGCTTTCCGAGGGTTTTTTCATCGACGGTCTCATCGTTGAATTCATCGGTGCTTCGGAAGTAGCGCATCCTCTCGTCTATCGACTTACGGTTCCAATCGACGAGCGGAATCTTCTTGTCGAGAAATTCCTCAATTAATCCGATGAGTGGATTGTCGATGCTGTGAGCTTCTTGTTTGATGGTGGCTTCTTTCCTTACTTCACCCGGCATCTCCATGATGTTTTCGCCGTTATCAAATAAGGTTTTAGCTTCGGCCCAGATCTGGCTAATCTCCGCCTCATCTAGTCCGTCCCATACTGCTGTCTCGACTTTGTCTTCGTGAACGTCAATTGGGAGGAATCTTCTGTTCCCTGTTGAGTCGTTGAGGAAGGCGTCGTCGTTGGTGGTGCCGATAAAGATGCATCTTCTTTTATTCACGCTGGTGTTCCTTGCGTAGGCTTTTCTATAGGTGTCCTCTGTCTTACTAATAAAGAGCTTGATTGACTCGCGGTCGGTCTTCTTGAGCGCTGCGAGTTCGCCTATTTCCATGAGCCATATTCCCTGTAATGCGTCGAAGGCTTTTTCCGTCTTGACGTCTGGAAGGGTGTCACTGGTCCATCCGTGTCCTAGTTTATAAATTAATAATGATTTGCCTATGCCCTGCGGGCCTACGAGCGTCACCATGTAGTCGAACTTGCAGCCCGGGCGATAAACTCGAGCGATCGCTGCGACTAGCATCTTTCTTGTGATGGTTCTCACGTATTCGGTGTCTTCGGCTCCGAGGTATTTTATAAAGAGTGATTCGCATCGTGCCACTCCGTCCCACTTGGTGCTTTCTATGTATTCTTTTACTGGGTCGAAGGCGTTGTTCTCCATCGCGATGGTGAGCTGGTCCTTAATCATTGCCCAGTTGTGGAGTCCATAAACTTTGGCGAGGTAGACTCTGAGGTTGGCATCGTCGCTGTCGCTCCAAACGTCGGAGGGCACTCTGTTCCATGGAGTTTTCTTCCTGAGTTCCGGGAGTCCGAATTTAAACTCGTTAAATCCGACTAGTCCTTTAAGGTTTGGATCGTTATTAAATATGAGCTCGATGTTTTCTACGCTTTCGGCCACTGTGCCGTTTTTTCCGGTTTGGAGGTCGTCCATCCACTTGTCATCTACGATTTCTTCTACCTCGTCGGAGAAGTCTTCGAGCGCTGTGTGAATTTCGCGCTTGACTGTTTTGGTGTAATAGGCTTTGACTTCTTCGTCTTCTTCGGCGAAGTCCTTCATCGCTTTATAGCTTGGTAGGCTTGCGACTGGTGTATCTGGAGCTTCGTTCTTATCAAGGTCTCCGAACTTATGGAGTCTTACTAAATCGAAGGCGTTCACGGCTTTTCCTCCGACTGGGTCGGTGGAGTGATTTGAGTAGGCTATCTTGTCATCGTAAACAATGAGGCCGTTTGCCGTGCTTCCTGCAGCATAGGTGTAGCGATCGTCGTTTCTTCCTTTTATGTAAACGTCAGGGAGGAATTTCGCTATTGCTGCGCTGATGGTGTAAGCCTTACAGAAGGCTCCGATGATTCCGTTCTTTTCGGTTGGATCTCCGAGCTTCTTCTTTTCGTGAGCTACGACTTTTCCTTCTCTGATACTGGTTGGCCATTCTTCTGTGTTCTTCCAGTCGATGTAAAGTGCGAGGATCTTATCTGGGTCTACCCAGTCGCCGTGGTATTCTTCAGCGATGTATTCTCCGTCCTTGCTGGTGCTTGGCCAGAACATTAATCGTGCGGCTTGATAGGTTGTGTCGTCGAAGGCTTCCATTCCGACGCTGAGCTCTTCGGCGAGCTTGCGCGCTACGGCTTCGTATTCTTCTGGCGTGACGTCTCTTGTGAGTGGGAAGAGTAGTCTCAGTCTTGGCTTCTGCTTTTTGTGCTTGTGCGTGGAGTAGATGAAGCATTCGTTATTAATGTTGAGTGCGAGGTCATCTAGGATTCCTTCGTTGCAGTCGTCAAGGTCGAGGGTGACTATGCTTCGTACTTCTACGTAGCCGTTTCGTCGTAGCCCTTCTTTAAGGCTTCCGCCGACAAATCCGCCGACGTCTTTGATCGTGTCTTGTTCGTCCTTCTTCATGGCGAGGTACTCTTCTACGGTTTCACTGGTTCGCTTAGTTCTTTTGAGCCGCTTTACCAGTTCGTCCCAGAGCACCTCTCGATTGGTCCACTTGGTTTCGAACCTATTCTTAGCTGTTGCTATTTTTAGTTTTCTATTCATAAAGTTTCGCCCCTTTATTGACTAGTCATTTATCGCTTGGAGAAGTTCTTCGATTCCTTCTCTTTTACCCTTTAAGTAGTGGAGGTCGTTCATCGCGTCGCTTATGCGTACGCTGTTTTGAGTGATGTCTCCGTTTATTGATTCAGTAATAATGTTCTTGTCGAAGGATTCGTCTTCCTTTATTTGGTCGAGGATGGCATTGCTGGCTTCTTGGAGCCTTGTTTTGAGGTCTGCCTTCTTACTACTGTTCGCTTTTTCGGCTTTACGTGCCTCACGCGCCTGTTTAGCCTTATCGGCTTCCAGTTTGAGCTCTTGAATAATTCGCTCATAGTCTTCTTTGCTGTTGACCTCCTGTTGTTCTAGGTATTCGAGTATTGCTTTGGCGCTGAATTTCATCTTTTTCTCCTCCTTCGTCTTGCTGAGTGATAATCCTCATCGGCGATTCTTTCGCTTCTGAGCCGTTCTTGGATTTGTTTTCTTTCTTGGTCGTATGCCTTCTTCCATTTGATGTAATCTCGGCAGGTCGCGTGGCATCCGATTTGTCGCTTTTTGCAGTTTCTGCATCCGCATTCCTGAATCATTCTTATTGCCTCCAGTTCTAGGTCTTCCTTTAGTAGGATGATGATCCTTTTATTTACGGCGTTTGCTCTTTCTTCTTCCGGGGTTTTAGGCCGGTCGATTATTTGAGCTGAGTGTTTTCTTAGTTGGTAGGCGCTTCTGGTGTCGAACCAGAGTCTTCTATAAAGTGGCGGCGGTAATAATAACGAGTAGTTGGCTAGACTTCTGTTATAAATAAGGAGATGTTTTGCGTTCATGGTCTTGCCTCCGCTTTATTTGCTTTGCCGTTAAGCTAAGCGCCTATGTTGCGCCATCGTCCTCGATGGGTCGTGGCGCGGGTTATTATTGTTTTAAGTAGAAGCTGCACTCGTAGCTTTCTGCTCTTAGGGGTATGTCTTTGCCCCATTTGGTTTGTGCGATCGCGTCTGCCATGAGCTTCGGGACTTCTGTTTCCGCGGTGGGGTCATTCTCTGGTACTTCGACTATGACTTCGTCGTGTACGTGGAAGCGGATGTTGTATCCTTTGTCCATTAATTCTTTTACCGCAAATGCGAGGCAGTCTCTGGCGGTTGCTTGGACGAGGTTTTCTACGATTCGACCTCCGTAGGTCCTTATCATTTCGTAGTGTCCTGTTGTCGCGTTTTCGCCTAGGTACGCGATTTCGCTTTTTCTTGCTCCTTCTTGGATTCCAGCTCCTCTGTAGGCGAGGCATCTTCCGCACGGTAATCTTAGGAACAGTGTGTCTTTCTGCATCCTGAAGGCCGCTCCGTGAGTGACCTTGGTGATGGCTCCGGGCTTTTCGATTGCTTCTCTCATAGCGTTTTCGGTAATGTCCCAGAGCTCGACTATGTTTTTGTTTGAGTCTCTCCAGCTTTTGACTAGGCGCTGGATTTCCTTGTCGTCGAGTCCGAATCTCTCGGCTCCGAATCTCTTGTAGGCTTCGACTCCGCCTCCGTATCCTCCGGCTAGTTCTGCGACTTTGCCTTTGGCTCTTTCTGGTGAGTCGTGGGTGATGGATTCGATTGGTACTTTAAACATACGGCTGGCGGTTTCTTCGTAAATCTTGCCGCCTCTTCTGAACACGTCGAGTTTCCAGTTCTCGTCGGCGAACCATGCTATGACTCTTGCTTCGATGGCGTTGTAGTCGCTGACTACGAACTTGTTTCCTCGAGCTGGAATCAGAGCTGTTCGGATTAGCTGGCTGAACACGTCCATGATGTTTTCGTAGCCCATTTCTAGGAGTCCCCATTCTCCGTTTCTAGCCCATTCTCTGGCGAGTGCTAGATCGTTGATGGAGTTCTTCGGTAGGTTTTGGACCTGTACGATTCTTCCGGCCCATCGGCCTGTTCTCATCGCTCCGTAGAACATCAGCATTCCGTGGACTCTCCATGTGTCGGTCTTCTTGTCGTAGATGGCCGCTCTCTTCATTGCCTCGTATTTGGCCACGCTCGTTTTGCCTATTTCTTTTCTGATGGTGAGGTACTCTCTGACTTCCTTGTCGCTGGCGACTTGGAGGAGTTCTTCGAGAGCTTCCTTGTCTAGGCTATTGACCATCACGCCTTTTTTGGCGAGCCAGCTCTTGACTTGAATCAGGCTGTTTGGATTATCGAGCTCGGTTATTTCTTTGGCTCTGTTGAGTAGTCCTTCTGTGTAGGTGTTTACGTAGTTGATTATTTGGTCGATGAGTACCATGTCGACTGCGACTCCTTGGTCGTTGATTCGCTGGTCGAGCACGTACATTTCGTGTTCGCTCTCTCGGGTTGATTCGTAGGAGAGCTCTATCTTATCTATCTCTCTTTCGGCTACTACGTCGCGTATGTTGTAGCGCTTGAATGCTTCCCATCTCTCGACGTCGTGGAAGTAATAATTACGTGTTCTCTGTCCGTTGATCTTTGTGGGCTTGCATGGCTTACAAAAGTAGTTAATTAGTAGTTTTCCAGTAGATAATTTGTAGTTTTCTTCACTTAAGTGAAGGACATCTCCTACGTCTTTTAACGACCTAGGCATTCCGAGTTCGGCTGCTCTTACGCTCGTGCAGTTCCAATTGGTACCCGCATCGATGTAGTCGCTTTTTAGTAGTCCGCGTTTTCTGTAGTAGGCGCTTAAGCATACTCTTTCGAATGTGGCGTTATGAGCGACCTTGGCTATTTCTGGATTCATTAGATCGTGGAAGAACTGTTCTGCTGGTTCTTCTCCTTGAGCGAGGTCTATCTGTTGCACCGAGTCGTCGTCGTAGGCGTATCCTATGAGCAGGATTTCAAATGACGGATGATTGGCGTAAGCGTAGACCCCGCATTCTCCGAGGTCTACTTCGCCGTAGGTTTCTATATCAATGTGGAGCCTTTTCTTATAGCCAGTCATCATCGTCGCCTGTGTTGGCTGGTTCGGTGTCGAATTCGCTTCCGAGTTCGTCAGCGAAGTCGCTTTCCGCGCTTACTCTGCCACCCATGAAGGTGCCTTTACCGCACTTGCATACGTTGTTGAGTCCGCAGCTGATGCCTTTGTTTCCCTTGGCGTCGTAGGCGAACATCGTGAAGGTTACGTGGGCTAGCATGCCGCTATAAACTTCTTGTTCTTGGCTTGGATCGGTGAGATCGTTTCTCTTGGTGTCGATGATGCCCGGTCTTGTTTTTGAGCTGGCGTTGATGAAGTAGCAGTTCTTGAAGTCTTCATCGTCTGGTCTATCGACGTCGCCATCTCTGAGTGGGCTTCTGAGTGTTGCTTTAGCTGGTGCTTTGCCGCCCCAGACTTTGCTAACTCCGGCTTCGTAGGCTGCTTTAATGCAGGCTCTGATGGAGTCGATTGTTTCTTTGCGGTCTTTTGGGATGATGATGACGCAGCTGTATTTGGCGTCGTCGCCACTGTCTGTGGCCGCTCTTGGTTTTAATAAATGCACATAGGCGAGTTGTACGTTGAGCACTTTCCCGCTTGCTGGGTTAGTTGTTTGTGACATTGCTCTTTCCTCCTTATTCGATGTCATCTTTGAAGTCGTCGAGTGCTGTTGTGACTTCGTATTCTGGCCTTTTGTCGCTTTCTTCGACTAGGGTAGGCTTGCCCTTTGTTTTTTCGACAAATGGTGCGACGATCTCGTCGTATTTCTTTTTGCCGAGTAGCTTCTTGAAGTCGCTTGCGCTTATAGCTTCTCTTGGCTTGTAGCACATCACTTCTTCGTATCCTTCAGCGGTTACCTTTTCGATGACCTTTTGAATGTCTGTAATCACTGAGGATGAGCGTCCCTCTACGACCTTGAATCCGCGGAAGCGTCTTCCTTTGAGAGCTTCTTGTAGGCAGTACTCTTTGAGTCCTTTTGCCCATTTCTCGATGGCGTCTAGGTCGGGGAGGAGTTCTTCTATCTCCTCTTGGGTGAGGAGCGCACCTTCTTTGAACTTAATCATCTAGTTCTCCTCCTTCTTCTGCGAATTTGGCGAGCGCTTCGAGAGCCTTCTTCGCCCTTGCTTTGCAGATGGGTTTCGCTTTGCAGAATTGGCAGTGTTCGCCGGGGTTGAATTCGCCTTCGTCGTTCCATGCGAGTTCTGCTTTTGGTTTGACTTCCTCTTCGCCCCATCTTCTTAGGAAGTCGACTGTATTGGTCTCGGTGTCTACCCAGTCCAGTCGTGGCTGGTAGATGTGAGTCTTTACCTCTTCGAGCGGGTATTCCCAGTCGAACATCTCTATCGCTCCGAGTGCGTAGAGTCTAGGCTGTGGGTTTTCTTTGCAGTCTACCCTGACCCCTTTTCCGTATTTCAGGTCGATGACATGGAGTGTTTTGTTCGCGATGATCGCGCAGTCGCATGTTCCGAATCCTTCTCTTACGTATCGTGAGAAGTCGACTCTTACTTCTACGAATAGGAGGGTGTCTTTGTGTTCGAGCATCAAGCCTTCGTAAATCTCGGCGATGTAGTCTACGTAGCTGTAAACGTTATTTAGCATTTCACTGCTTGTTTCGTCTTCGAGCTCGTCTTCATTGAATCTCTTTCTTCCGGTGGCCTTATAGATAGCGAGTAGCTTCTCCGCTAGGGCGTGAGCTTTCGTTCCCTCTTCGGCGTAGGCGCTTGTTGATTCTGGAAGAGTTTCTTCGACGGCCACGCTCTTTGGGCAGGCCATCCATCGCTTGGCTCCTGATGCGCTTAATCTGGCATGAATTTCTGGCATCTTATAGCTCCTTTACTTTCTTGATGAATTCTGCGAGTTCTTCAGGTGTGAGTTCGGTCACTTTGACTTTCCCTTTTGGTAGGCACCCTTTGATTGTGTCGTTGTCGAATCCGCGTTCTCTCGCTTCGTTGATGGCGACTCTAGCGTCTTCTCTTGTGAACTCTTTCTTAGGAGCTTCAATTTCGGGCGTTTCAGGCGCGTTTTCTTCTGGAGCGGGTTCTTCCTTGACTTCGACTTCTTCCCCTTTGTGTTCGGCCTTTTTGGCTGGTTTTCTAGCCACTGGAGCACTTACGAGGCTTGTCACTAGTCCAGTGAGGAATGTTTTTGCTTCTTCACTGACGGTGATTTCGACTTGGATCTTGATTGGTTCCATCGTTTTCCTCCTTTCTTTGTCTTCTTTTATGTTCGAGCTTCTCGGTTATGTCGGAGATGGCTTTTGCTGCTTGATCGCTTGGAATCTCTTCCCAGCGTTCTCTCCATCCATGTCCGAGGAAGTCTTCGACAGCTATTTCGTATTCGATTCCTCATTCGTCGAGGTTATCTAAGTAGTTTCTTTGTGGTATTGTCATCAGTCGTATACCTCCGTGTATTCGCCGTTGTCTGTGAGGATATAGTCGATTCCGTTTTCTCGTTTTCTGAGTGGTAGCGGGTCGCCGTCCTCGTCTTTTGGCCAGTTATCTTCTGGCTCCTTTTCGATTATGCTTTCTTCTTCTATGCTGATGAGTTTGTAGGTGTATTTTACGTAATAGTCACCGTCGGCATGATTTCTGAGCTTTTCTCTGAACCAGATGTTGTTTATCGCTTTAGCTTCAGTCGGTGCTACGCTACTGTAGGTGCCGAGGTATTTCTTCTCGTCGCTCCAGTCGGTGCTGACTGTTTCATAAATTTGGAAGGTGTATTTCTTCTGTGTCTTCTTCATGCGCTCTCTCCTTATTGAGGTATGGGAGTATCATCTGGTCTAGGATTATATCGAGGGTCGTTACATCCGTATGTATTTGGGTCCGCTTGGTTTGAGTAGCCATTTGATTGCGTCCTCCTTCTTTTTGAATTCCCTCACGTAGCAGTGGCCGTCGCTATCGTCAATGGCGACCCAGCGAATCTTTCGAGGATGTTTCTTGTCTGGTGATTGGTAGAGGAAGAGGCCTCCCCATGTCTTTTCGCCATTGATCCATCTTCTGTAGGTTTCTAGAATCTTCTCTGCTTCAGCTGCGGTGATTTCTCTTATGTTGTTTGGTTTGGCTGAGTAGTTCATTTTTTTTCTCACTTTCTGTCGGTGTTTTTGTGTCCGCTTGGTGTAAAAAAATTTAGAGGTTTAGGAAGTACTCGAGCTTTTTTCCGGTGGTTGTGGTGAGCTTTTCTAGGTCTTTAAAGGTCCAGTTGGCTTGACCATTTATTTTCCGATTGAGGGTTTCTCTTTTCATGCCGAGTTTTCGAGCTAGTTCTTCTTGAGTGATTCCGAGTTCCTTGAGGACTTTACGAACCTTATTTCCTTGTACTGTTACTGCTGTTGTCATGTTGACCTCCTAGAGCTGGAATCTTTTTCCGCTCATTTCTTCTTTTGTATAGGGTGTTAACTCTTCGCCGAGCTTGTGCGATCTGGCGAGGTTCTTCTTGCTTATGCTTTTTACGTGGATTAAGTAGACCGGGTGCTGGCCTTCGCCTGTTACGCCTCTCCATCCGAGGGATACGTGTTGAGCCCATTCGGTGTCTACTCTGAGGACGTGCTGTTTGGCTTCTTCTTTGATTTCCTTTGCGTAATCTCTGAAGAGGACTTCCTTGTAGCACCAGTGTCCCTTGTAAAGCTGCGCGTATTGGTAGTAGCGCTTTAAGCTGCGCTTTCTTTCAGCGACTACGTAGACTTGGTAGAAGCTATTTGTTGGGTGCCATTCCTCTATCTTTTCGAGGATGTCGGCTACGGTTGTTTTTTCGTTGATTCTGAATTTCATTTCGCTATCTCCTTGAGCAGTTGTTCTGGCTCCCATGGCGAGCTGAGCCATCTTTCTAGTTCTCTTGCATCGTTGCATTCAAATAGTGGGCCGTCTGAATGGAATTCACCGTCTGGTGTTCTTCCGTATACTGCGTATTTGCTCTTGTTCCAGCAGCAGTCTATTTGGATCGTGAACATCACGTTGCCTGTTTCTAAATCGGCGAATCTGAAGTCGTCGTAGAGTGGTCCGTTTAGTGGGCAGTTGTTTTTGAACCATACGTACATGGTGCTTCTGTCGACTTTGCCTCCGTCGCTAATGCCGGCGATGATTCGGCCCATTCTTAGGGTCTTATTTCTTAGGCTGCTGTCCTTACAGAACCAGTCGTACCATCCTGCGGTTATTTGGATGTCTGTATCTTTGGTGTCCCAGTCTCCGTTATAGAAGTGTTTCACCCATTCTTTTATGTTCATTCTGTCTTTCATGTTTGGTTCCTCTCTTATTCAATGTCTACTAAGCCTTGGAGGTTTCCTTCCTCGTAGATTTCTTTGAGTTCGCTTATCGTATAAATAAGGACTTGGCAGTCTGGCATTGTTTTTGGATTCGTTGTTGCGAATACTATCGAGTTGTTCCAGAAGCCTACTGCGGTTCTTGCTTTATTAAAGAGCATTACGCTTCTTCCGATGATGATGCCTTTTTCGTTTGTTACTTTTATTGTGATTTCCATATTAAAACCCTCCCGGTGGGAGCCTCCTTAGCGGAGGCCCCTCCATAGTGGCTTGAGTTCCTTTGGGGTGTTCTCGTAGTCGATCTCGTCCATTGCGAGTCCTTCTTTGATGCATCCCTTGATCACGCTTATCCATCTATCTACTGGATAGGCTTCGTCGGTAACTCCTGCCTCTTGGTATCTCTTGAGGAGGGTTTGTAGTCCTTTTTTGGTTTCAATGTGTGCCATGTTTTATCTCCTTTGCTCTGGGGTCTAGCCTTCCCTTTGCTCTTATAGTATTGTCTACTTTTTTATGACCGTCAAGTTTTTTGTGACTTTTTTCATCACATTTTTAATTGTTTTAGTGCTACACTATTAGTGGCTAGATTTATAAATTGGAGGAGTTTTCTTTTATGGCAGTCTTGAATAATCTTAAAAAGTACCGCGAACGCGCCGGGCTCTCGCAAACTAAATTATCAGAGCTTTCCGGTTGTGCTCGCTCCTATATCTCTGAAGTGGAGACGGGTCATCAAAAGCTCACGCTTAAAATGGCGCGGAAGTTCGCTCCTCATCTTCATTGTTCTCCTTTTGACCTTCTTGGTGCTGATGCTATTAAGTACACCGGTTCTTTTACTGAATCTTTAGGTGCTTTAGTCCTCGGTAATTTTGACGAGTTCCTCTCCGCGGTTAAAGCTGGCGAGGTCGATGAGTATTCAAACGATCTATTTTGGATGCTTTTCGCTATTCTCTCGAAGAAGTTCTCTGGTGAGGATGTGAAGGTTCTTCGTGCTATGGCAGAGTCTTTGGGGGCCAAGTATGCCGACCGTTAGGGCTGTCGCTTATTGTCGTTTCTCTTCGGATAATCAAAGGGACGGCTATTCCATCGAGGCTCAGCTTGCGGCGATTCGTTCTTATTGTTCTTCCGAAGGCATCGAGCTTGTTCGTGAATATGTCGACGAGGCTCGCTCTGGTACAAACGATCGCCGTGATTCTTTCCAGTCGATGATTTCTGATGCCTCTTCTGGAGAGTTTTCCTGTGTAATCGTTCATAAACTTGACCGCTTTTCTCGTGATCGTCTTGATTTCGCTATCTATAAAAAAATCTTGAAGGATCATGGTGTTTCTCTTCGTTCTGTTTTGGAGCGTATCGACGACACACCAGAGTCTATCATTCTTGAGTCTATGCTCGAGGGCATGGCGGAGTATTATTCTCGTAATCTTTCCCGTGAAACTTTGAAGGGTCTTCGCGTTCGAGCTTCGAAGGGTCTTGCGGTTAATAATCGCCCTTTTGGCCTTGACGTCGATTCTGAGGGGCATTTCTCTCCTAATCCTAGTCTCGCTCCGATTGTCCGTGAAATCTTCGACAGAGTGGCTTCTGGAGAGTCTCTTACCTCTGTGGCTCGTTCTTTAAATGAGAGGGGTCTTCGTGGTCGTCGTGGTTCCGAGTTCTCTTATAATTCCATCCAGAAAATTATCAGGAACACGCTTTATTATGGTGATTATACCTTCCGCGGTGAGGTGGTCGCTCACGGCTGTTGTGAGCCGATTGTCTTTTTGGAGGAGTGGACCCTTGCTAATTCTAAATTAAAGGATAATAAAAACGCGGTTTATGCGCGTCATAGGCAGGAGGATTACTTATTGACCGGTCTTCTTTATTGTGGGCGCTGTGGGGCCCATTATAGTGGTCATTGCTCTCACGGTGGTTCGGGTAAGGTGTACCGTCGTTATCGTTGCACCAATTCGGCTCATCATAAATGCGACGCTCCTGTTGTTAATAAAGAGGCTTTGGAGTCTTATGTTCTTGCTGCGATCGAGTATGATCTCGGTTCTGGTGAGGTTGTTCCTGAGCTGACCCGTCAATTGCAGGCTCGTCTTAAAGAGCGCGCCCGAGCTACTTCTGTGGAGCCAATAAAAAAGGAACTTGAATCTATCAAGTCCCAGTCTGCTCGTCTTCTTGATTTGTATTTGGCCGGTGGGCTGGAGAAGGACGCTTTTGTCATTAAAAATAAAGAGCTTCTGGAGCGTCGCGCTCGTCTTGAATCTGAGCTTAAAAGTGCCCAGCGTACCGCGGTGGTGCTTTCGGAGGACATCGTCCGTTCTGCTATTAAGTATTATTTTGAGTCCATTCGAGCTGATGCGGAATCTGGGGCGCGTAGAATTGTCGCTTTCTTGAATGCGATCATCGAGCGTGTTGTCCTTTATCCTGATTATATTGAAATTATCTATAAAATAAAAACCCCCGATGGAGGTTCTTTCACGAATAAGGTTTCCCGCAGTGCGCTTTCTGCGAACTCGGGGTGCATCGTGTATCGCTTAAGCGCACGGCATTGCATCTCTAGCTTCCGAGCTGAGGGCCTTACTTTTTGCCCCAGCGACGTCGTTAATTATAAATTATTGGAGTAGTCTTTACAAGCCTTTTTTAAATAAAAAATAACCCCGGCGAAATGTCAGGGTTATTCCTTCGTAGATTTAATTCGAATTACATCTTTGTTTTCGGGCTGTTCTTTTCCCTCGTATGGTTGAATGTAGAGTTTGTACTGTCTGATGTGGTACCATCTTCTGATTCGCCAGAAGGGAGAGCCTTTTTTCACATATGGAGTCCAAGCCTTCGAGAGCTTGTTCTTCATTCTCATCTGAGTTTTATTGTGCGGTTGCCTTTGTCACCGTTATTGGCGTCGTTGGCGTTTCCGTGAATCTCGATGACTTGTGGAATTTGGGCTTGTTTTTCAGCTTCGAGTTTTGCCTTTTCTTCTTTATCTAGTTTGGCTTTTTCTTGGGTGGCGATGATCGCTTGCTTCACTTTCTTGATGAGCTCGTATAAACCGATGGCTCCGCTGCCGAGAGTGGCGGTTCTTATGCCTATGGCTTTCCACCAGTTTGGGTCTTTTAGAGTGAGGCTCCAGTTTGCCTTGTACCAGTAAAGGATAAAAACAAAAATGAACACGAAGATGTAAGGGAACACGGCGTTTATCCATGTAATCTTGGACTTGTCTATCCCGTATTTTTCTTCCCATTTTACGGCTGCGCGTTTGATTGGAATCTTAACGACGAGCGTGAGTAAAATTACGGCTACGATGATGAGTAATTCCCAGATGTACCATTTGGATAAAAATTGCACGATTTCCTGAATGACACTTGGTTCCATGGTCGTTCTCCTTTCTGTTAATTTTCGCCCCTATTAAACCTCGGTTGAGGTGCTACTAGTTTTCTTCTTCTTTGAGGATCTCTTCCACGCGTGCTCTAATGATTAGGTTCTTGATGGATTCGAGGGTTCTCTTTCCTTCTTTTACTAATCGGGCGTAAACGTGGGCGACCTTTTCGTATTTAATTTCGGCCATCTTAGTTACCTCCGTAGACGATGTCTGCTATCTCAGCGATTGCTTCTGAATTTTCTAGTTCTTTTGCTTCGATGAGGCTGATGTATTCTTGGGTGGTGTAAATGGTGGAGTCAGCGACATAGACCGTTTCACTGGTTCCGTCTTCGCGGAGTCTTGTCTCTGCTCTTACGTTACGGCGAACGATGTATTCTTTCTCTCCGTAGGGTTCCTTGAGCACGCTTGGTGCTTGTGGTCCGAATTCTTCTTTGAATGTTCTCATGTTGAACCTCCTTGTAGTTGCTTGAGTGAATTCTCTCTGATTAGCTGCTTCAGCGTCTTTACTTCAAAATAGCCGAAGTATTTGTTTTCAATCTTTCGCGAATCGCTGTGTTGTATGTAGCCGTAGTAGGCCATAAACGTGAGCGCTCGCTTTAGGCTGACCCATTGTCTTAATCTGTAGAATAGGCGATGGATTCGATGCCATATCCTTCTGCGAATTGTCGTGAAGCCCCTATAGTGGCGATAACCGCAGAAATCGATAAAATTTCCTGTTATTTTACCTCCTTCTTCGTAAGCTACGCGCTTGACCTCGATGTGGTCGTGTAGATCTAGCTTCATTTCGTCCTTTAGGTACTTACGAATCTTCTCTACTGCCTCTTGGAGCTTTCTTTTGTTTGGTCCAATTAGAACCATGTCGTCCATGTATCTAACGTAGACCGGAATGCGGAGTTGTTCCTTGACGTAGTGGTCGAAGTCTTGGAGATAAAAATTGGCGAACCATTGGCTGGTGTAATTCCCTATCGGGAGTCCTGCTTTGGTTGAGTCGACTATCTCATCCATCAATGCGAGCACTTTCGGGTCTTTTATGATTTTGCGGAATTTGCTCTTGAGGACGTCGTGGTCGATGTGGTCGTAGTACTTCTTTACGTCGAGCTTTACGAACCACCTTGTTTCGTTTGGTCGTTTTGTCAGTGACCTTCTGATGTAGTTGGAGGCGTAGAGCATGCCTCTTTTCTTTACGGATCCACAGCAGTAGCGGTACATCCCCCTCATCATCGCCGGTTCGATTACTCGGCACAGGGCGTGGTGGATGATTTGGTCTGGGTAGAACTTCGGCTCGAGGATCTCTCGTGTCTCGCCACTGCTGGCGTCGATTTTGGTCTTCGGCTTGTATTCTCCGCTGATGTGTGGATTAGCTTGGATTCTCTCTATTCTTTTGTCGAGAGAGGAAAGAACGCGATTTACTTCTCTTCTGTCCTTCTTCCCTGTTGCCACCGTGTAAGTGGCGGCTCTTAGGTTGTCGTAGGTGAATATCTGCTCGTAAATGTTGCCGAGTCTTTTCATGTCTTGTCCTTTCTTATCTGGAGGAGTTTTCAATTGGTTACTAGCCCCTCATCCGTTGATAAATTTTAGGATTTCTCCAAGGGTCGAACTACCTTCGAACTTTGATTTGCTTATTTGGTAAGAAATGAGCGGAACCCGTAGTTCCAGTTACTGTTAGTCCATCCGTTGTTACAATTGAAGTAGAACGAACCTGCGTTACTACCGTTGTTGTAGTTACCGCCGGCTATGAAGCACTAAGGCTCAGAACTGTGAACGTGGGTCCTTGATAGCCCGACCCTGATTTGTAGTTAGTTTGTATTAATCCGTCCGAGGGGGAGAACCCCCTAGGGACCTCCCTATTGGATTAATATAAAGGAGCGGAACCCGCAGCCCCAGCCACTGGAAGTCCATCCGTTGTTACAATTGAAGAAGAACGAACCTGCGTAACTACCGTTGATGTAGGTACCGCCGGCTATGAAGCACCTATATGCTGGGTCTCCTGCCGCCGATTTGTGGTCTTGGTAGTAGTAGTCGGAGAAGTAAGTCGAGGAGCTTCCGCCTGTTGTAACTGTTGGGTAGAGCACCGCGCCTTCGAATTCGACTTCTTTGACGTAGCCGTCATTGGTAGGTAGTTTCTTCTCTGTATCGAGGTATGCGCTGTAGTCGCTTCCGACTGTGTAGTCGCTTCCTTCTGGGAGGATTAAATGGTTTTCAGCTACTCCTTCTGTGCTGTTCCAGATTTCCTTAATGGCGGCGCCACCGAGGATTGTCCAGAAATTGCCGAAGTAGTTTTCAATGCCGAACGCTTTAAATGCGGATCTATTGTTTGTGGCGAGGTTTCCGAAGTCTCCGACGATGCTGTCTGTTGTTCCGGTGAGTTCGCCGCAGTGGAGTCCGACTCTTACGGTGCCGGCGTTGAAGATGGTCGCGATTCCATCGAACTCGATTTTTGTGAGTCCGGCGCTTGGAGTGTCTGCGGTGATCGCTGTGATCACGTGTTCTGTCCATCTTCTGCTTGCGGTGTTGCTGGAGTAGATTGTTATTTTGCTTCCCACTGAGCTATTTGTAACAATGTAGTTATCTGATGGGATGACGACGTAGTTTGCCGCGCTTGTGGCTTGATTACCAACGTTAGCCGCATCGGCTGGATTGAAGAGGTAGTCTTCTGTAATGCCTTTGAACGTGCTTTGGTGGTTACGCGAGCCTGTCACAATTGTGATTAAAATCGCGATTGCGTCCCATGCTTGTTTTGGGAATGATTGGTCGATTCTTTGTAGTGAGCTGATGCCGAGGGTTTCGTCTAACACGTAGGCGCCTCTAGCTTGGACCCAGTCTCTATTGACATTGACGACTGGTTTCTTTCCTGTGAAAGAGCCCACGAGCGCTTCGGTGTCGTCATTGAAGGCTGTTTCATACTTGCCTACTAAGAATGCGCTTGGAATGGTTCCGTCTGCGTTCTTGAAGATTGGGGTATAGCCGCTTACTGCGATTGGGCTAACGTACCATGATTCGATGATGTTGCTACTGCCATCGAGTGTCTTTGTCTTCTTGAAGTAGAAGTTAGGGAAGTGAATGAATTTTTGTTTTGGCGCTCCGCTGATGATGTTTCCGCTGGAATCTCTGGAATCGAGTTCGACCTCGTAAATGTCAGAGAATAGTGGTCTTGCTGCGAAGTCGTTAATGCCTTCTGCGAGGTCAAATTGTAAACCTTCGGCGGATACGAGTCTTGTTCCGCTGGTTGAGTTTCCAGCGAATCTGATTCCGTAGATAATGGATGAGCCTGCTATCTCATCGATTTGTGCTTGTAGGTCGTTGATTTGGTCTTTGGTTGCGACGTCCTTGGTGGCGGTTAGAATGTTGATGATCGGCTCTTCTGGGTCGTACACGCCAGTTGCGAGCTTGCCACTTACGATGTCGAATAATTTGTATGGTAGGCCGGAGATAAAAATTGCGCAGAGGTATGCTCCAGCTCCTAATGCTGACACGTCGAATAAAACGTGATTGCCGATTGAATTGATTTTGTCGAGAATCGCTTTGACTTCGCCGAATGTCATCTCTTCGTCGGTGATTCTGACGATTTGAAGTTTATCGGTGACGTTGTCGTTTACGTAGTCGACTATGAGTTCGGTTCCGTCTATTCCTGTGTAGCAGATATAGGTCTTGTTGTTGATGATGTCCTCAATGAAGCAGTATTTTATGTTGTTTACTGTGGAGAATGTCACGGTGCAGATATAGGCTCTGTCCGCGTATTCGTGTAAATCGAAGAACACGTGTTCGCCTCTGAGGTTGATTGCGTTGATTTGTATTTCTAAGTCCGCAAGGGTAACGCCTGCGCCGCTTACTGATACGCTCTTAAATGATGATAAGCCTAGAGCGTCGATTCTATTGCTTAGTGCGGTATCCGCTGCTTCGCGGAGAGCCTTTTCGCTTCCTACTGCTGAAGTGATCGCTGTATCACGAGCTGTGGCTTCGGCGGTAATAAGGGCGAGGATTTGAGCGATCGTTTTTGTTCCGGCTTTGATTTTCTTTCCGGTTCCATCGGCTACGAGAATAATCTCGTTTGTTCCGAATGCAGAGTCGGCGTGAACTTCGGCGCTTTCGCCATTTTCAAGCTCAGCAATTCTGGATTCATGGTTTGTCGCTTTTCCTTCAAGTGTGGTAATCCTACCAGCTTGAGCACTTTCGACTGCTTCGGCTCTTGTCTTTTCGCTTCCGACTTGGGCGTCGGTGTAGCCTTCGACTTCAATTTTTAGAGCTGCGTCTTTGCTTGTGGCGTCGCTTCCTGCAGCGGCCAATACTTGAGCAATGGTTTTACTACCAGCTTTGAGGTTCTTACCTGTGCTTCCATCGGCCACGACGATCACTTCGTCTGTTCCGAATTCTTCGTGGGCGTGAACTTCCGCGGCTTCGCCTTCTTCTAGGGCAGTGACTCTGGTGGTTAGGTCGTTGATGTGTTGCTCTGTCCATGAGATAAAATCTGGATTAGAGTTTCCGGCTACGAACCCGTCTACGCTTTCGTCAATGTCTAATGGAAGGACTTTGGAGCGAATTGTTTCGTTGGTTTTTCTTCCGACGTATTGAATTCTCACTCTTCCGAATTGGGCGGTTAATGGATAACCGACCGGTATCACTAATGTGCGAATCGAGTCTACTAGTTGTTCCTCGATGGCGCTTGAAAGCAGGACTGTGCCATCTGGGAGCTCGACCTCTAAATAGTGGGAGAAGTTTGAGGTTTCATCTGGAAGTTGAATTTTGATAGTGGTGGCATTATTTTCGAGTTCGAACCCGAGCTTATCTCCGCCATTATCATCGAGATTGCTCCAGTTACCGTTGGAGTGTAATCTCAATTTTAGGGATTTTTCCATATGTGCTTTCCTCCTTTGTATATGGATTAAGGTGCTTTAGAGCCCTTTAGGAAGCCGGCGCATCACGCCCTAACGTCAGCGAGCATCCCGGCCCGCCGTTCACAGAGGTATTCCTGTGTTGCTTTCGCGTTCATACCGCCATTCCAGCAGCGCGATTCCTCCGGCTTCTTAAAGGGTTCTAGTCCCTTTTTTAGCTTATTTGTTTGCTATGATGATGAAGTGCACCGTTTTGTTTTTTCTTGATTTATCTGGTGCGAGATAAATTGAATTGCTGAGTGCGCTCTCTCCGACTTGTTTGCCGTTGGCATTATAGAGAACTACTTTGTAGGCGAATTCTACGAAGTTGTGTTTCCATGTTGTTACGCCGTTTTTTCTTCTCTTCTTTGAGCGTGTCGCTCTGATGTTGTCGGTTAGGGTTTCTCCGAGAACGATCTCTTCTTGGCTGTCTCCCTCAATGTAGAAAAATCTATCGATGTAGTCCTTAACGGTTTTAATAATTCCCTTGTATGGTTGGTTGCTTCCGTTCACTTCGCTGTTGAAGGTAATTGAGGACCACGAGATCGTGCTAACGGCTCCGCTATAGGATTCTGTCCATTGAGTCTTCTTGGCGTATCTTTTGCCTCCGTTTGTGGTGAGTCGGTATTTGGCGTTCTGGAGTCTTCTATAAAGGATGAGCTTAATGTCGTAACTATTGGCTAGTGAAGCGAAGTCGTAGGCGTTAGCGAGGACTACGTATCCTCCATCGATTGATTCGACGCCTGCTCCGCCGAGCTTGCTTCTAATTACGCCGATTTGTGGTTGAGGTACAGCGTTGATTCCGCTTCCTGTTCCGCTTCCGCCGATGACGATTTCTCTTACTTTGTTTTGGAAGTTTTGAACGTCATTGCCGCTTTTTTGGAATGTGCAGAGTGGGAAGTAGTAGGAGCCTGTTTGACCGAATTGGATGCTGGTGTTCGTCTTGTAATTGCTGGATTTGTCGACGTGGAATTCGTAGCTTGAGTCTCTTTCTGACGCATCAAAGTTAATCTTTAAATAAAGAGTACGTTCTTCGCTTGAGTCGGTAGCGTAAGCTGCGAGGTTATAGAGCTGTTCGGTGGCTTCGGTGATTTCAAATGTGAAGCCTTGAACTATGAGTCTTCCTTTTGTCGCGACTAGGTAGCCATTCAAAAGGCTAAGAGCGAATCCATTTAATGCTCCGTTTTGTCCGCCTACGCTCGCCCAGTTAATGAGAGCGCCGTTGTCGACGGTTACGCCTGTGCTGTCGTTTTTCTTTTCTATTAATCTCATAGTCTCACGTCTCCTTTATAAATAACGTCAATGTATAGATCTCCGGCATCGCTTATGTCCTGTAACGGGCACCATCTCCACCAACCGTCGGGGAATTCATAGAAGTCAGAGCTGTATCCTCTTCCTTCAAATTTGAACCTGATTTTGTCTCTTTCTATGGTGAGATAAACGTCCATGAATCTTCTTTTTGTATTAATTGAATAGATAGATGTGCTTCCTGTTGACCAGTTTGGTGCATCTTCCGTTCCTACTGAAGCTTGGAAGTCCTCATAAGTTCCGAAGTTTAGCCCTTCTTCAGAATGCCAGCTTTGATTCATTACATAAAACCAGTGGTAGTAATAAACGCAGAATCGTTTGTTCTCTCTTCCTATCCATCTTTCCCCGTCTGGATTTAATTTACAGGTGACAGAATCAGGGTACTGGTCTTGCCATTGCCAGAAGGTCATTACGTATTTTCTTTGGTAGTTAACTTTTGCAGTGAATTCGCTTTTATTAAACCATATGCGGATCGCTTGGATTTTTGTCGTGTCTCCATTTACGACTGTTTCTACCGTGCTGGAAGAGCCGAACCATGTTCCGAGCGAGGTTACCTTGATTCTTTTTACCGTGCACACCCCTGTAAGGCTTGAGTTGATCGCGGTTGTCTCGTGAGTTACTGTATCTCCGAGCTTTTCGGCTCCGGCGGCTACGCTATAGCCTCCTGAGAGAGTTGTGTGTCCGGGTTGGGCCATGTATTTCGCTAGGGCTTCTACGTTACTGGCCCTTTTCCAGTTATTGAAATTTAGCTGTGTATTAAGGTTTGCGATTTCATCTAGTGGAATGTTATTGATTCTATCTGTGATGCGAATGTCCCGTGTCGCTTCTCTTGTCTCTCCATCAAGTAGTGGCATCACTATTTCGCTGTTGGAGAAGTGGGGGCTACCGGTTGGCGCGTATTGGAACCTTGCTATTGGAGCTTGGAACACGCCATGATCTAATTGGTGGAGGTTGTCTCGCGTCATGCTGGAATCAAAGTTCTTATATGCTGCACCGGCGATGTCGATTTTTAATCTTGCGATTTGCCGTGTCATGTCTGCTAGGTTTATTTCAATGTAAACGGTGCAGTACATGAGCTGGCTTTCGATTGTCGAGTGAAAGTCATAAACCTCGACCGCTTCGGTGAGTTCTACTTGTCTTCCATAAACGTGGAGGATTCCGGGGTTAATGCTAACCGTCAGCTCGTTCTCGTCAAATGCTAGACTGAACGGGTTTTGATAGTGGCTAGCAATTATTCCGTATGGCTCCGCTGGGAGTCCTTCTTGCTTTGTGTCTACACTGCTACCTTTAATCGTGAAAAAAATCGCAGAGTCGTGGTACGCACTAACTTCTCCCGTTTTTTTACTGATTAGAACTGGTCCAGTGTGAATTTGCATCTAGCTTCCTCCGTATAAATAGAATTTCATTTGTAGTCCGTTCACTGATATGGTGTTAGCGGTTTGATTTGTTAGGACTACTGAGCCGCTATTTAGGTTTGAGTTTCCTTCGTTGATTTTGACGTCTAATCCTTTAATTTGGAAGCCGCTTATTGGCGTGCCTCTTATTAATCCGTTTGTCGGGTTGAGGATGTCGAGGTCATCGCTGGTTGATTCTTTAGCGAGTAGAAGTACTTTGCTTCTTCCCTTTAGAATTGGGAATGGGCGGTTGTCCCCAGTTTCTGGGAACTTATAGCTTTGACCGGGTGCTACTGCGAAGGCGCTTGTCTTTCTTACTAGGATTGCTTCTTGCAGAAGATACACCCCGCGGTTCGGCATGTAGAGGTTACTTGAAACTTTGTTAATGTCTCCGCCGATGAACCCCTCGGCCTCCGCAGCGACGTCGGCCCTATGGGCATAGCGGACGCCACTCATATCGTCAAGGAATATGCTGCTGAAGGCTACGTTTCCAATCTTGCCACCTGATAGCAAGTTCAGCGCGTTCTTGGCGACTCCCGATTCTAGTCTTGTGAAGTTCTCCGTTATGATTCTAGAGTTCTCGGCGAGGGTGAATAGAACCATTTTGTGTGTACCCGCGCCATTTATTGGATTTGTTTTAGTTGGTTTTATTGTGGTGGCATAAATGTTCACTCTGGAGTCTTCGTCATCGCTAGCAATCACTAACTCGCAAACTACGTAAATTGCCGAGCTTTGCGCTATCGATGTTACGTCTAGGGTGACTGTGCTTCCTTTTGAAATCTCGATGATTCTTCCGCCGAATAGGATTATTCCCGAGGTGATCGTGATGATTCCGTTTGAGTGGCGGGCTTGTAATCCATCATAGATTTTGTCGAGCACGCCATCGCCGAGTGCGGTGTAGGTGAGCACGGCATCATCGTAGGCTGTAATGTCTCCGCTGTTGTTTTTTCTTTTTAGAATTAGGCTCATCTTTCTTCCTCCTTTCTAATCCATGAACCAGTATTCGGAGAGTCGGCCGAACTGGATTTTCTTTGTTCCTTCGTGGTCTTCGTAGAGTCCGCACACCGGGAGTTTCTTATCGCTTGAGCTGTCAGCTGGGTTGTAGCCTACCAGCACTCCGTAGTATGTGAAGTCTAGGTCACGAAGGGTGCTTCCTAATTTTGAGTTTAGGTCTATTGTGACTCTGTCTTTGTAGCGTGAATCGTTAAGCTCCTTATAGGCATTGGATCTCGCTTCGTCTATATCGTCCTCCATGAAGGTTTTCGTTACTGGAGGGAATAACGCTTTATTTGCATCATAGGTTGTGCCTATGGTGTTGTCGTTATAAAGGAATAATTTGTACTGTGTTGTTGGCGAGGCTGTCGAGCAATAAATCGCTCTATTAATTATGTTTTGGTTTAGCCTCATTACGACGTCGTAATCGCTGAGTTTTAGCCTTCTCTCGTATATTTCCCTCGCCACCTTGAATTTGAGCTTATAAACGTTGTTTTCGTTGTCTATTTGAATGCTGGTAGTGATGACCACGTTGTAGCAATGACAGGCCGCCATGAGTTCTTTCCAAACGTTACGAACTTCGGCGCTTCTTACTATGTAGTCTTCGTCCCAGTCTCCGCTCATAAAGCTGAGGTCGTCTAGGTCGAGAGTGTAGTCGATTCCGAGTTGGCTTTTTATGCCTCTATCGATAAGTACCTGACTCATCAAGTATTCGAATAGGGTTGACACGCTTCTTGCGTAGTAGCTTCCTCCTTGGTCTCTTCTGGTGTAGTCTACTAGGACCTCTTGGTTGAATATGCTTCTACAGTCGATTCCTGTTATTTGTGTGAGCCCATTTTTGGTCACTGGGATTCCGCAGAAAGAGGCGTATTTGACTTGTCCTGTTGGCCCGTGGAGAACTGCGAAGCATGCGTTCTTGCTGTTCTCGAATCCTTGGCATTCGACTTGAAATTCATCAAGCTCGAAGGCTTTTCTGTTGATGGACCATGATTTGGCTAGGTGTTGGCTCCATTTTCCGAGCGCTTGCCAGTTATGATCGTAAAGGCATACGTACCCGATTGCTGCTACGTTGCTCATAGTACGTACCTCATGTAGCTGACTCGGCATTTGCTTCCTTGTGTTGCTACTGACGCGGAGATTCTGCTCTTTCCGGGGTTAGCAAATAGGAAGGTGTCGTAGGTCTTGTCTACGTAATTGAACACGTCTTCGGTGGAGATGAGTCTTACTCTTTGTCCGGCGCTGTTTAATTCGTAGGTGTTTTTATAAACGCGGTTATTGAATGCATCGATTACGACTTCTTCGTCTTCATCAATGGAGAACCCGCTCTGGAATTGAACGGTCAAATAAGGCACGTCTTCTACCTCGTTGTCCTCGTTAATCTTGGAGATTGACACGTATGGTGTTCCCATTGGTCCTTCGAGAATGATTTTTAGAGGTATCTTCTTCAGGTATTGGTTGTTGATGGAATTATCTCCGCTAAATGCGCCGCCTCCATAAATGTAAGGGTACTGGTATGCGTAGATTTTTCCTGTGTTGGAGTCGGTAACGATTACGAATGATCCATCGTATTCTTCATAAAAACTTGTTAGCGGCTGAAGTGTGAGCTGTGCGCTTACGTATCTTCCGTCTCTTCCTTGTAATTCGAAGTTAACTACTGCGACTTCTACGTATCTTCTTGCTCCGCCGATTGCGTAGCTGAATCTGATGTGGTATTTGGTGAGGTCGAAGTATTGGGCTACCCACGTCGCGAAGTCTTGGTATTTTTTGTAGGCTGTTTGGCCCTTCCATGCGAGTGTGAGTTTAATTTGTTTCTTGGTTACGGTTTGGTTGATTACGTAATCGATGACCTCTCCGACGACTAGATCTAGCGATTGAGCGAATCCCAGTCCGCTTGGCATCAGAATGAGCTCGGTTTGTGGCTTGGAGGGGTTGCCGTTAATTTGGACCTGTTGGTATTGCTCTAGCTCGACTACATCGAATTGGATCGTGTCGGTTAAGCTGTCCGCTACTGTGTATTGGTTCATGGGCTTATCCTCCTATCATTCCGCGCTTTTTGTTCGCGATTTCTTCTAGGACCTCTTCTAGGTCCATCTTATTGCTGATGCTGAAGTTATAGGTCGCGTTGTCTTCGTAGTTCACGACCTTTGAGTTTGAGGTACTGCTGGCTCCTGCTCCATTAGCTCCCTGATAGATGAGCTCTTCTTGTTCGTCTTGGCTGGCGCCTACGTATTCTGGAGCTGTTCCTGTTATTCTCGTGCTTCCGTTGCTATTCGCTGCGACTAATGCGGCCGCACCTAATGCGCTAACTGTCGCGAGCACGCCTAGGGATATGATTGCGGTGGCGTATTGTTTGGCTGCGACGTTTAAGGCGTTAAGCATAACGATTAATGTTGGGAGTGCGCTCATCATTGAAATAAACACGCCGATGGCGACTGCTCCTGCTGGGCCGATTGCGTTTAATCCTTTAGCGATCGCTGTAACTAGCGGAATGAGGTTCTTTGCTAATTCGAGAAGCGATTCAATTAATGCCTTGAGTTCTAGTCCGCTCTCGGCGATCATCGCTTGAATTGACTTCTTAAAATATGAAAAAGTATCGGCGAGTTCTTCGCCTTGTCTTATTTGTTCTTCGGTTAGTATGCCTGCTTCTTCAAGTTCGGCGTTCCATTGGGCGATGGCTCCGCTTCCTGTGGTTGCCATTTCTGCCATCCATGGACCGATGTTTGTTCCGAATAGTTTCGTGGCGAGTGCCATTCTTTCTGTTTCGGATTCACAGCTTCTTAATGCCTCAAGGTATACCTCTAGTTGTTCGTTTAGGGATAAACCTTGAAGATCCTCGAATGTTAGTCCGAGTCTCTCGAGTATTCTTTGTAGCTTAGGCGATTCTATCGCTGCTTGAGCGCTGACGGCTGTTAAGGCTTGGAGGACTGAGGCGTAAGCGCTGGCATCTCCTGTGAGTTTTTCCCATTGGTTGCTGAGCACTTGCCATTCGGTCGTTCCGACTCCGAATTTCTTCGAGGCCTTGGCGATTTCATCTGCAGTGTTTGCGAATGCGAGTCCTATTCCAATAACGGCACCGATGAGGGCTGTTGCTGTTCCTAGAATCTTCTTAAAAGCTGAGCCTACTCCATTGGCTATTGTTTGAGCTTGGGAGAAATTCTTTTTTGCTGTATCTCCAAATTTACCCACTTTTTGAGTGGACTTATCGAGCTCATTCTCGAGGGACTTCATCTTGACCGTTGTTTGTTCGATAGCAAGTTCGAGGTCCTTGTATTTTTGAGTTGTTTTTGCTGAGTCGCCATTTGCTGCGACGAGCTTATCTTGTTCCTCTCTTAAAAGGCGGAGTTTGTCTTTGCAGAGGTCTACTTGTTTTCTTAAAGCGTCATAGTATCCTTGGGTGAGTTTGACGTTGGTTGGATCTAATTTTAAAGAGTCCGCTAAACCTTTAGCGCTTCTTTGGGCGGCTTTAAAGGACGAGTCGACGCGCTTTACGTCTTGTTCGATTTCTTTAAGCGTTCTACTAATTGTGGTCGCCATCGCTAACTCCTCCCATCTTTACTACGAATCTTGCCCCGATGATTTCGTCAATTCCTTTTAATAAATGGACGGCCTCATCGATGAAGTGTTTTCCGGCTACGTATTTGCCGGAGTTGTTTAGGAAGTAGCCGCGATTCAGTGCGTTCGCGATTAACTGGTACGCGGTTCCTTCTGCGTTCACGCCTTCGTATGAAATTCGGAAGGCGATTCTTCTATCGCTGTCTTCAATTTTTACGCTGATTACCGCTCCATGTAATTTGCCCGTAGGACCGACGGGAGAGTGGACCTTGAGGTATTCTTCCACCTCGTGTGCTTTCTCCGCTAGAACTTCGCGAATTGCGCTCTTGGCGGCTTCTTTAGCTTCTTCTGTGAAGTTATTAAATTCGTCAAGGTTGAGTTCGTTCGCCATTTTGTTCTCCTTATCGGAATAGAGCATCTAGGTCTCTGTCGCTGTAGGTCTTACTTGGTTTAACTCCTTTTTTCTTCCTGTTCTGGTATTCTAAGAAGTCATTAATGTCGACGTAGCTCCATAGGTAGTAGAGCTCCTTCGGTAGTAGTAAATTACTAAAGATTGCGATTATTTCGAAGGCGGTGTCTATTTGCGAGAAGCTACCGCCTTCCTTATTTTCTTTTTGACCTCTCGCTAGTCTTTTTTTGATTTTTCGTTGAGTAGTTCTCTTACGACCTTGAGGAACTCGGCGTTCTCTTCCGGGTCGAATAGATTCACTTCTTCGAGAATCTCTTCTTTGGTTTTCTTTCTTGCTTCTTCGTCCCCCGCCATTCTGAACGCTACATAGCATTGAAGCATTACCGGATAAACCTTGGCCGGGTTATCCACTGTGCCTACGAAGTCGTTTATCATGTCCGCGCCATTACTGATGGCTGGGTAGTAAAACGCTATTGCTGCGGCGCTATTGGATAACCTGTGGCCTTTGAATTCTTTTACAATCATTAGGGTTATTCGTATTCTGGAAGAATTAAACCAGCGGCGGTTGGCTCTGTTCCTTCTGGAATGTAGCCTTCTTCTCCTTCGTATACGATGATTCCTTGCACGGCATGGGCGCTACCGCCTGATGGGGTGTAGGTGATTGTTTCAGCGAAGAATGAGAGGCTTACGCTATCTGGTGTGTCTTCTTCTTGTGCTGCTTTGAAGGGGACTTCTCCAAATTCTACCGAGTAAAGCCAGCAATTGTATTTTTTGCCTTTGGCGTTTTTGCCGTGGTAGAATAGCACACATTTTGGGTTGCCTTCAGCTGAACTTCCGAGAACCGTGTGTCCGTTGCTATCGATTATGTTGTTGCTAATCGCAGCGATCGCGGTTTTGTCGATTCCGTAGAAGGTTACTGTTCCGTCGTACCCAGTTTTCACTGTATCTTCTTCTTCCTTGTTGTCGGCTTTCCATGTTCTGGTGACGACTCTAGGTGTGAGCTCGAGTGAAATGTTATTGATTTCCTTTTCGCTGGATCCTTTTGCGAGTAGTGGGAGCGAACTTGTAATGGTTGGCGCCCCAGTTGCTGCGAAGGAACTAATAGGGAATATTCTTAATTGAGCGTACATTTTGTTTCCTCCTATAGGGTCTTTTCAATTTCAAACGTCCACGTTGTTTTGTCTGAGCGGTCGTCTTTCTCTGGTTGTCTTACCAGTTCGAATTCCCACTCGGCATCTCGGAAGGCGTTCTCTATCTTCTCAATTATGCGCATGAGTTTTGGGTCGGTGTTGACCTTTGAAGTGATGATGTCGATGTAAGCTCGGCATCTTCTGAATGAAACCTTTTTATCGGCTCTTCCTCTTGCTTCTGGGTTTTGCACCAGTACCGATAGGAATACCGGTCTATTGGTGTCCTGAATCTGCGCACGATTTATCCAGAACACGACTTTGTCGGCCGGTGTTTTTGCGGCTTGATCGTTTTGGAGCGTCTCGCCGTTAACAAATTTAATTGACTCTAGGATTTTCTCCACCGATTCTGAGGTGTACTTTAGTGCTTCTGTTACGTTTACCATTTCCATTTCTCCCCGGTGGTTCGCTTATAGATGGTTACGTCTGCATCGACTTCTTGAGTTTCAAACTTGATTTCCTCTCGTCTTCCCTCGTATTCGTCTTTGTTTAGAACCTTAAGCGTTTTATTTCCCCATTCGATGTAGTATTGCCCTTTTGGTAGGTCCCTCCAGTTGATAACAACGAGGAATCTATCGGCTGGGTATGTGGCTTCGTCGCTGATTTTATTCTCGGCGACTATCTGTCGAACGTAGGCTCTTAGGTGTTCGTCTTTCGGGTGAACGTATCTCTTCTCGTAGAAGGTTCCGCTCCCGTATTTATTCACCCATTTAACTGGCTTTTGGAAGTAGATTTTCACTAGCCTATCTTTATGTGGGTATGCGTAGCTCATGACTGCTTCTTTCTGGCGATGTCTTTTAGATCCTCAATTAAGGAGCCGATTCCTAGAGTATAATCATGCTCTTTGTTGTATCCGTCCGCGCCGTAGTGGAGCTGACGAACATAGAGTTTTGCGCACTCTTTTGCGAGAGGTTCTATGGGTGTGTCATCGGCGAACTTGTAACCTGTTTTTTGATGTACGAAGGAGGTAGCCGCTTCTGCGTAGGCCTTGAGCTCATCCCTTGGATAGTCAGGATCTACTCGAATTGCTTTTGCTACTTCTTCGTTTGTTAATAGCACTTTATTCATTGGCTACCTCCTTTGTTTTTTTTAGTCGCTTCCGCCGGCCGGAGTAGTTTCTGCTGCTGCGGCTGGGGCTGGAGTGAATTTATCGGCCCAGTCGTTTACGACTTCGGCGATTGTGTTTCCGCTTACGGTCACGCCATCGACTTTTTTCGCGAGAACGATAAGAAGGTCTTTGACGGTTCCTTGACCTGCGGTGCCGCCGTGCTTAACGATCAAGGCGTTAATTGCATCGCATTTTTTTCCCATGGTTGCATCCTCCTATTAGGAAGCGCGGGAGCCTTTAACAAATGCGCCAGGGAATGGTGCGCTCGCCACGAATTGCGCTGCGGCATATGTGGTGATGTGTTTGTTGATGTCTCTGTCTTTTTCAAGGCTGAGTGGGAGTAAGAGGTTGGCTTTGAAGTATTTACCAACATTACCGATGACGAAGTCGCCGTCTGAGAGGTTTTCATCGACTTCGACTTTTAATGAGCCGAGTGAGGAAACACCGACGCCGCCGTTAACGACTGGGAACTTGAAGTTGCCGTTGTCGTCGGTTGCGAATGCGATCGCGTCATAAACGTCTTGAGCGACGTAAACTTTAGCGCCTCTACGGTATGCGCCTTTGCAGAGCTTAATGCCTGCGACAATGGCTTCGAGTTCTTTACCTGCGGCATAAGAGCTGATGCCTGTTGAGGTTGCGCCATAAGTGACACCCTTAACTTCGCTGTATGTGGTGTTGCCACGGCCGTAGATTAATTGGTTGCACCAATCTTCATTGAGGTCTTCAGCGATTCTGTTGAGGACGTATTCGCCGAGGTCGATTTCTGTTAAGGCTTCGACTTCATCGGTGACATCGATTAAGATTTGGAGCCATCCTTTGTCTAAGGATAATTGAGCCAATTCGAATTGGTTCTTGTTGGTGCCTGAACCTTCGGCTTTCTTGTTGGCAGCGGTTCTAGAGGCACGGTATGGGAATACTGTTAAGCCTTTAACGTTGCTGAACACGATGTCGTTAAGGATTGGGCTGAGTTTGCCTTCTTCTCTTAAAAAGTCGAGAAGGATTTTGGTTGGGATTAATAATCCGCCATTATTGACGCCGTTAACTTCAGATGTAGCTGCGACGTATGTGGTTGCGGTTGTGGTGAGCGCTTGATCTAAAGCTCTGAACATTTCCTTATTTTCTTCGCCTTTTGCGGAGTCATTGATAAGGTCGTTGTAGTTCTTTTGTCTTGCGCACATACCGGCTAACAAGCAGAGAGCTTGTCTCTTTGTGAATGATTTCATTTCTTTTTCCTCCGTATGATTCACAGGTTGGCGTTTTTGAGAATCTTCGAACGCTTTTCTTGCCTCTTCATCGGCTTTGCGTTGTTCATCCTCGAGGATACGTCCCCTCTCTTCGATGAGGCTGGCCGCTTCTGAACGAAGTGTTGCTACTTCTTCTTCGGTCTTAGCCTCTGGAATTAGTTTTTTAATGTCCGCGAGGCGAGCATTGATTTGGTTTACTCTTTCATTCATTTGTGGACTCCTCCTTATTAATTACTTGAGTGATTTTTGATAAATTCGAGAGCCTCGTCCTTTTTGGCTTGGAGAGATCTTGCTGCCCTTTCGGCCTCCACCTTCTCGCGGAGTGTCTCCACATCTCCGTGTCTTCGGGCATAGAGCTCTGTTGATTCGTAGGCTGGAAGGTTGACCGCTGCTACGTCGTATAGCTTTCTAATTTTTAGAACGGTGTACGTGTAGCGAGTGACCTTGTTTTCCTTGTCCTCTTCCTCTTCGCATCTCTCTTTATCAATTGTGAAGGCGAATGACATTTTGTCAATGATTCCTTCCTTCACTAATGTGTATAAATCACGGGCTTGTTGGGTGTTTGGAAGTTTCGCTCTGATGTAGAGTCCGTCTTCCTCGTTCCTAAGCTCGAGACTACCGTTTTTGGTTCTCGCTAATGGGAGAACTTCATCACTGTGGTTGAACTTTAAGAAGCAGTCTTTTGTGTCCGTCTCGTCTAATGCGTGGCGGTCGATGATTTCGTGAACTTCGATTGTTTCTCCATCAATTGGAAGGGAGAATAGGAGCGTGTCTTCGTCATAAACTACGGCGCGTCCTTCGATGATCATCTCGTCATCGGTTTCGTCTTCTTTATGTTGAGCGGCTCTGACTTCAATTAATCGATTGTAGTCGGTGCTGCGTACCATTCTTTCTTTAATGTCTTTACTCATCGTCATCTTCCTCCTTCTTTGGCTTACTGACGCCTTGGTATTCGTTTTGTTTATCGGATTGCACCCATGCTAGTGATGCCTGTGGCTTATCTCCTCCTTCTTGGAGTGGTAAGTAGAGCAGGTCGCATACCACGTTTGGAACGACTAGCGGGAGTTTTTGGTATGCTTCCGCGATCTTGATTCTGGTGTTGAGGCTCGCGGTTTGTAACGGGCTAGTAACTACTCGAATGTTCTTACCCCTGTTGATTTCATCTACTGTGAATAACTTCAGGGTTAATTCTTGAGCGAGCTCGATTGTGAATGGTTCGATGCTTCGTTCATAGAAGCTCTGCCATTGTTCCTCTTTGTAATCACCCTTGACGATGTCTTTGGTAATTCCGAGGTATTCGTATATGTCGCTCTTTAAGTTATCGAGTTCGGATGCGAGTGGCCATTTACCGTTTGAAGTGACCTCTTTGATTTCCTCGCTTCCACTGACGTAGAGTAGTCCGTCATGTCCGATTAATCTGTCAGCGAACTCTTTTTGTCTTTCTTTGATTGCATCTTCGCTGAGGAGCGTTGCGCTCTTGACGATGAATCTGATGTATTGGCTCATTCTTATTGCTTGTTCTAGGCCTTCGTATGATGCCTGAATTGCTCTAAGAGTGAACTTGAGGGCCTCACTTCTTCCTCCGAATAGTTTCTTAATGTCTGAATCTCTTCTTAGAACGATGATGTCCTCGACGTACTTGTAGTACTTCTTGCCTCCTACTGCGAACTCGAGCACGATTCTTCCGTCATTGGTGGTGGCGGTATTGACCGTGTCGATGTCGAGTGGCCAGAGGGCTTTTAGTTGGCGCTGGCCTTTAGCTTTGTCTATTTCAAATTCCGGCCAGATGAGTACGAGGTTGTCTTGTTTATAGGCTTTGCCGATGGCCTTGTAGAACTGGGCTGCGTTCATTATTGGATTCGGTTTTAAGCTGAGGATCCTATTGAGCGCTCCTTCGTTTTCTGCTGGTGCGTCGTTTCTATAAACTTGAGGCTTTACTTTTGATAGAAAGTCCCCGTATGCGTTAACGGCTGCGACGAAGTTGGCGTTGAATTCTGCCTTCGCTTCATTGCTGAAGTTGGGGGTGAATATGTTTAGTGCTTGAAGCTTTGTTTGTTCGGTCGTCTTTTTTGCCTTCGACCCGAATAATCGGTTGAATAGATTTCCTAATGCTCCCATGATTTCCTCCTTTCGCGGTCGTTATTATTTCATGTAAACGGATTTATTTGCGCAGTATTCGACGATGCAGTTCAGAATCGTTGCTGGTCCGTCGATTTTGTTTGCGCGCTTCTCGCCCATCTTCTTTGGCATCAGGTTGCCGTTACGGTCTTGTTCTAGTTCGATGTTGCTGAACATCCACTTGGTGACCGGGTTGTTCTGATAGACGAGGGTCTTTGATTTTAGTAGCGCTTCGAGTTCTTGCATTGGGATTGACAGTGTCTTGTATCCCTGCGGGGTTGCCTCTTGGCATCCATTTTTGCTGAATCCCATCATTGCGAGCTCATCGACTAAGTAGCCGGCGCTATATGAGTCGTATTTGATTTTGTTATAACCCCAGCCGTATTTCTGGAAGGTTGAGATTACGTAGTTGGCCACGTCGTGGTAGTCGATGAGGTGCTCTCCGCTGATTCGGATTAGGCCTCTGTCCACCCACGCTTGCCATGGTACTTTACTCTCTTTCGCTTCTGGAGAGTTTAGGAAGTCCGCAGTTATCCAGTACATGGTAATCGCGATGATCTTTCTTCTCTCTTGGTCGAATAGGAGAGTGTTGAACGCCGTCAGGTCGTTCGTTCGTGATAGGTCGTACCCACCTATGACGATTGAGTTGTTGAGCTTTGCGAGCTCTTCGTCGGAGTAAACTTCCGGGTTATTTATTGTTTCTCCGTCGAGCCATGTTGTGGCTCCTACGCCTATGATGTTGAAGTCCTTAATTTTGACCGTGTTGGCGAAGTTAAGGTCTCCCTTCATCTTGTTGACGTTGTCGCGTAGAGCTTCTCTCTTCTTGATTACGTCAATTCCCGGATTGGCTTTGACCCAGCAGTCCTCGTCTTCCATCTCGCTTGGCGAATCTAGTTCGTACAAAAGTGGGAGCCAGTGCGGGTCGTTTACGGTGCCGTCTAGGACCTTGCATGAGTATTCATAGAGGTCGTCGAACAGTGCCGCTCTTTTAAACCCAGCGGTGGTGATCATCGAGATCAAGGGCTGCTCTCTTGAGGAGGTCGCCTGCTTCAGGATGTCATAGACCGCTCTCGGTAATTCGTGAACTTCGTCAATGATGGCACAGCTTGCGTTCAGGCCGTCTTGCGTTTTCACGTCCCTTGATAGCACTCTGTAGTAGGAGTCAAATCCTTTTACTGCTATCTCGGCTTGAGGGAATATTTTTGAGGAACAGAAGGCTTGGAGTTCTTTTGATTTCGCAATCATCGACCTTGATTCTTCCCACACGCGGAGGGCTTGTTGTCTGATGGTTGCGGCGACGTAAACTTCGGCGCCTTTTTCTTCAAATCCTAGATATAAACCTAGGGCTGAGTTCTCCGTTGATTTGCCGTTTTTACGGCCTCTGACGTCGAACACCTCACGGTATCTGCGGAGTCCTGTTTCCCTCTCAAGGATTCCGAATATCACTTGGTATTTGGCTTTTTGGAATAGCATCAGTTTTAATGGCTGGCTGTTCCATTCGCCCTTGGATTGTCTGCAGAATGATTCTGCGAACTTTATGAACTTACTTCCGCGCTTTTCATCGAAGTAGTAGTCGGGGTCCTTGCCCTCGATTATTGGCTTGATGTGCTGGATGTATAGTTGCTTAATTCTGGCGGAAGCTACGATTTCACCGGATTCTAGCTTCTCGATGTAGCGGGCTATGTAGTTAGCCATCGTCCTCGTCGTCTCCGTCGTCGTTTAGGAGTTCGAGGAGTTTGTCGCCTGCTTTGCGCTGTGTTGGGTTCATGCCCATTCGCGCTCTACCCACCGGTGTTAGGCATAATTGCTCGGCGAGTTTTGAAATGACCGCAGTTTGTTTGTTCATCGTATCAATCGTCTTGTCGATTAAGGCTTGAGCTGATGGATTCGTCGAGGCTACTACTTGTAGCTTCGCCCATTGATCCTGAGCCGTCCTATAGATGGCCCACGCTTCGCAGTACATGACGAGTGCGGCCACGTCTAGGTCGCATAGGATTGAGGCATCCATTTGGTTGTAAAGCCTCATCGTTCTTCGCCATTCCTTCTTGGCTAGGTCGGTTAGGTAGTTCGGGCACTTGAGTGTCCTTGATGTTTGTAATGCTACCCTAGCCTGTTCCCTTGATTCCTTCTCGGCTTTCGTACGATGTCCGACCGGATTCATGGTTGGCTTTCGGCCAGCATTTGGTCTTGGTCCTCCTGTCGGCATTTCTTCTTCGCTCCTTTTACTTTATTTGATCGCGGTAGTGACATCCCTCAGCGATCTTCGCGTAGTCCTTATCTAGGAGGCCTAGCGCTCTGATGATTCCTCTCGGTGTGAGGTCGTAGTTGAAGTCTACGTATTTGCTGAAGTCTTGTTCTTCGCCGCTAGTGGTTTTACCGGTTGCTATGATGCTGACTGGTTTTGCCACGCCGATTACGTATGCTAGTTGCACCTTAGCTTCTAATAAGCCGAAGTCGTCGACGAGATCACACGCGATCTTTCTTGCCATGTAGGAGGCGCTTCTGTCGACCTTAGTTGGGTCTTTTCCACTAAAGGCTCCGCCGCCTACTGGGTAGTAGCCTCCGTACTGGTCGGCTACGATTTTTCTTCCTGTGAGTCCTGCGTCTGCGTCTGGTCCTCCGATGGTCCACACACCGCTTGGGTTGATGAGTAGTTGCTCATCGCTGTACTCTGGGAATAATTCTTTTATCTTGCTCCTTATGGCTTCGAGCGTCCATTCAGGCCAGTAGCACACACTGATGAGGATGAGTTTTACTGATTCAGCTCCCTCTTTGTCTAGGTCTACTGTTACCTGAGTCTTGGCGTCGCCTTTGAGGATTCTTGGGTTTTCTCGCGTGAACTTCTCAAGTCTAGCGATTACCTCATTGGCGAGGTCGAAGCCATATGGTAGTAAGCTGTTTGTTTCGCTGGTGGCGTATCCGAACATCATGCCTTGGTCTCCGGCTCCGATGTTCTCTTCTTGGGCTACGGCAGCGCTGATTTGTGGGCTTTGTTTTTCGATGAGCTGGATCACTTCGTACTCTTTCCATGGTTCGAGTTCTTTCAGCTTCTTTTTCGCGATGGCTGCGAAGTCCACGTCCGCGGTCGTCGTGATTTCGCCTGCTAGTACGCATGTGCTTCCTTTTAGTAAGGTTTCGCATGCTACGTGGGCGCTTTTATCTCTGCTTAGGCATTCAGTGAGGATTGCGTCACTGACTTGGTCTGCCATCTTGTCTGGATGCCATTTGCTTACTTGCTCTGTACTGAATAGTCTCATTCGGCGCTCTCCTTTACTGCTTTTTGTCCGGTGAAGGTCTCCCAGCGGTCGACGATCACGTCTACGTATTTTGGATCTAGTTCCATCATGTAACATCTACGACCGAGTTGTTCGGCTGCGATAAGAGTGGAACCTGACCCTCCGAAGGTATCTAACACACATTCGCCTTTACGGCTACTGTTTGCGATTAACCTACCGCATAACCTTATCGGTTTCATCGTTGGGTGGAGCTCGTTTCTGACGGGCTTATCCTCTTCGATTACGGTTGAGGCTTCCTTTGGAGCAGTGAGATCACGAATGATCTTTATCAGTTCTGGTTTGGACATCTTGCTGTAGCCCTTGGCATCGAGTTCGAGGTACGTAGTGAATCCGCGGTCGTTGATGAAGTAGTGTCCTGCTCCGTCTTTCCATCCGTATAGGCATGGTTCGTGAATCCATTGGTAGTCTTGACGTCCAAGTACTAGGCTGTTCTTCTTCCAGATGAGGCATTGGCGGGCTTCCATCCCTTGTGCCTTTAAAGCGTTACGGAATGTGGCGCCGTGAGTGTCTGAGTGGAAGATGTAAAAGGCCCCCCCCGGTTTCAGCGCATCTCGCGCTGGACCGAATGCGTCCTCTAGGAACTGACGGAATCTTGCTTCATCCATCGAGTCGTTGAGGATCGTGCGGTCGTCCATTTCGCACTGGTAGCCGCCTTTTTCTTTGTATTGCTTGCCACGCCCGCCGTAGTTCACGTTGTACGGTGGGTCCGTTACCCACAGGTCGACGCTTTCTAGCTTGGTGAGCTTCAGGACGTCGTCGGGGTTGGTGGCGTCTCCGCACATTACTCGATGCGGTCCGAGAATATAAATATCCCCCAGTTTTGACCTTGGCTTCTTTGGAAGGACCACTTCGTAGTCGTCTTCATGGAGGCCGTTAGCTGAGTCTGGCAGCTTGAAGTCAAATTCTGACAGGTCTATATCCGTGATTTGTTTCAGTTCTTCCGCTAGTTTGTCGAAGTCCCATTCGGCGATTTCGGCGGTGCGGTTGTCGACTAATCTCCACGCGTTTATTTGCTCTTCGGTTAAGTCGGCGAGAACTATTACCGGCACTTCGGTCATCCCTAGGAGGATGGCTGCTTTTAGACGGGTATGGCCGGTTGCTATTACTCCGTCTTTGTCGACCGTGATTGGTACGTTGAAGCCGAACATTCTTATCGATTCGGCGACCTTCTTCACGGCCTTGTCGTTCTTGCGTGGGTTGTTTACGTATGGGCGTAATTTCTCCACGGGCCACATTTCGATTTTCATTGAGTTCGCTCCGTTTCTTTTGCTTTCCGTCGAACTTTTTCGCAGTTCGGCGATTTCCCTTTTGTTTTTTCATCGATTTCGGGAATATCTATTTTTGAGGTCCTCGGCCGGTGAGAAAAAATCTCATTTTTAGGATTTG